ACACAACAATCATCATCAGCAGGATTCAGCAGGTCAAGTAGCATCTCGATTGGGTCAGGCTGACCCTCTTCACCCATACTGCTACCACCAAGATAATCTATTAGTATTTCTTTTGTGATAATTTTCATACTTTCTCCTGTAAGTTATATCTCCAAGCAAAATCAACAGGTTTATAATCTTCTGTTACAACCTGTAATCCTGAGCCACCCACCTTCCATACATATATCTTATCATAATAGTCTTCAGAACCACAGTCATCAGCCTTACCATATGATACCCCGACCTCCCAATATTCCTTCTCGGTCTCAATCCCGAAATTAGGTTCAAATGTACCTTGGTCAACAATCTCTGCTCTGCTCCATATTCCATTAGTAGATTTATGGTAGTTTGAGTACAGAATATTGAGTCCGACTCCATCTATGTATTTCTGTAATCCGTCAGGTAGTACAGGTTTAGGCTGTTCATTAGTCATAGTTACCCAATTAAGTGCCCCAATCCACCCCTTATAGACATCTTCAGAGCCATCTGTGACCTCACCTATGGCTTTAGCACAATCCTTCTTCATATCTTGTATTTCTTGGTTTGTTTTCATACTTTCTCCTTATATTTTATTGAGAAATTCATCAACATTTCTTTCACCCCATTCCCAAAATAGAGTCTTTTGGAACTCCTCTGCATCCTTAAGAGTATTAAACTCCATCACAGGTATAGGCTCTCCAATGTCTTCGTAGTGGTCGATACTTTCGTCTATTTCTTCTATGATTGTCCATACTTTATACGTTCTCATCTGTTCTCCTTTTTGCTACCACATTAAGACAATTATCACATAGTAAATCATCATACTTGAATATTTGATTATATCTTCCAAGTGGTGTACCATCAGTATCCTCAAAGACATCATCAATGCCATCCAACCCACCACATAATCCAACAGGGTCGTGATGATTATAATTCCCTACTGCTCCACATTCTGTGCAATTATCATAACCCTCTTCTATTTGCTCATCCGTAAGTTGTCTCATTATATCACCCTCTTTATTTTCATATCATTAATTTGCATATCTCGATTGACCTCAAGTCTAACAAGATTCATAATGTGTATCTGTTGGCACTCAAGCACCACCTTCTCATTACTTGCTAACTTGTTTAGTATAGCCACAAGCGAAAAGCACGTCGGATGGTAAGTGATTGTATCGTCACCTTCATTTATTAGATAATGTCTATCCATTACTTATTCTCCTTCTCAATTGTATCACAATATCCAAATGACTCTAAACCATCGTGATATAGTTGTGGTAATCTGTTGAGTATACCTTCTATTAATTCTTCAAAGGTTATATCTTTCCAATCTTCTTCATCAGAATTAACTGTGAAGGCAACATCAAACATATGATTATATTTGGTCATTACTTATTCTCCTTTACTAATTTAAAAATATCATCCTTGTAATAAGATTCTACCCATTTCAGATGGAGTTGCATATCTTCTTTATCACCACTTAGGCTGAAGTCTACCCAATTTTCAGAGCCTCTTGGGGTTTGCACTTTTATTCTATATTTCATCTCTTATTCTCCTGTGTTTGTTTATTAATTTCCACCTGTACTACATCTTCTCCATATCTCTTGCGAAGGTGTAATAATATAATATGGTTATTGTTAGGTGTAGCACTATACCTATCCCATTTGTTGATTTTTTCCAAATAGTCCTTCACATCTCTATAAAGATGGTAATTTAATTCTGCATTCATCTCAATTTCTCCTAATTAGTGGGGAGCAATCCCTCAAGACTGCTCCCCTATTTATATTTACTTACCTTCGAGTATGTAATTCACAGCCTTCTCGGACTGACCACCTGCCCATATAATCCATTTAGGCTCGGATTTCAGTTTCTTTGCCCAACTCTTACAGTATGCAGTTGTATTATCCATAACTCTCTCGGATGTCAGTCCAACTTTAGCACCAAGTATTGCAGAGCCAATTTCAGCAACAAGTTCCTCTTTAGAATACTCATGTCCACCGAAGAAATTCATCCCTGTGACTCCATCCCTGTTACATCTCTCTTTAGTTCCTGTTGAGTGAACCATCTCGTGAAACAGAGTGCTGTAATAGTGCTGTTTTCCGTCATTAGCAGTTTGTCCGTGCTTTTTCATCTCATTTACTGCCTGTCTCATTGTTGGAGATACAATCAGGTCATCAGATGGAGAGAAATATGCTCTAGGACTCTTCTTAATCTCGATGGTCAGGTCTGTTTCTCTCTCGTCATAAGCCTTGACCACAGCCTCAGCCTCTTTGATAGTTTTCAATGCACCCTGCTTTTTCTTCTTGGGTTTCTCTGGCAATTCAATACCCTCACATTGAGAGAGGTTAAACACTTGGAAATATTTCAGCAATGGTATTCTCTTGTCAACCTCGTCACCATTGTCGTCGGTCTTTTTGATGTCTATGAATTTCCAAAACACTACAGGATATCCCTTCTCACCACCCTTCACATTACCACCGAGATCTTTCGCACCTTTGAAGGTCACCCAATAGTTAAACTCATATCCCTTCGACATCATCACGGAGGTCAGGACTATTTTATTTGAGGAGTGATACTCTCTCTTGGAATTGTAGTTTTTAGGAGTTCCACCGATAGATGCACTCTCCCAAGGCTTAATCCAAGGACATAAATCCTTCTCTAATCCCTCGATAACGATGTCCGTTACCATCTGTTGTATTTCTGCTGTTGTTTTGCCTTTATATCTCTTTTTCATCTCTATTTTCTCCTCTGATTGTCGATGTTATATTGACGAGAACATCTGTTAGTATTTGTTTTGGTTTCCCGATGGTAGCTGGTGCTAAACTCATACTCTTTAATTTGCTCGTCGGTTAACCCTTCTGTTCCATTGTCTTTGTCGATGTAGCACATTCCCATTATTTGACTCCTTGATGGTTAAAATGGTTAGCAAGTTTGTTGGTATACCCTTCGATACGATGCTCAACTCCCTTATGCGTTGGTATGTTAGGCACTTTATCGACCAGAGCCTTCTTGGTTGCTCGTCTAATTTTCCTCGAATCTTCTATCGAGTAGCCAAAGGCACTATTGAAGGCATTGTCGATGGCAATATCGTCACAAGGCTCAATTTCCTCGTCTGTGATATGTTCCTCAAATCCCTGTTGTTCCTCGTCGGACATTTGATATGTCTCGTTACCACTCTCTTCGAGGTCAATCCAATACTCTCTTTCCTCGTCGGTCATATAAGAGTCACTTGCATTATCGACGAACTGCACGTCGGTTTCTATTGATGTCATAATATAATCTTCCATCTTTTCTCCTTTTCGGGTTTGTGTTCGGTTTCGTGTTATTTGTTGAAGGTGGCGAGGGAATCGAACCCTCAAACTCTACCATACCACCCTTCTCTTCTCTTCGGAATACCCTTCTTGCATATCCCTGCAATAGAACAGACTAACTCAGAATTTTATCTTCGGCTACGTGGAGGAAATTCGCCATTCATCTCTAATAACTCTTCGCTTCCTTCTTAGACTCCTGTCATGTTGGGAGGCTGTCCGTCACTTCGTATGGATTGGATGACCTTCGACTACGTCGGCTTTCGGTTAATGCCTTAGTGCTGAATGCACCCTCTCTTCGTACCTATCTTCTGTTCTATTCTCTGACCTTTATCCGATGGTGACTTTCAGCCCATGTCACCTAGTTCAGCTCGGCATCCCTTTCTCTCGTTGGTTGGGAGTCAATTCTATTGAGGGTCTCCCCTTCTGTATGCTCCCATCGTCGATTACTCGGTAATGTTGTCCACGTGATTATTGTGTTTATGTCAAAAAGCAAATATATTTAATCAGTTATTTCGTCAACGCTGATAACTTACTGCTAATGATCCTAATGATCCTAATGATTTCTTTGCTATAGTAACGGCATAGGGGGTTGTGGATTTCGCCTCAAATTAGCATAAATTGTAGTAGATCAGCATCAAAAATGGTAGCCGATACAAGTAATGCCGTCGGTATTAGGATTGGATACACAAAGCCTGATAGCAGTATAGCGACGAGGATCGCCTCAAATCTAGGTGGATATTGCCTCAATCAATTCTTATATACTCTATACAGTACAACAACAAAGGGTATCCGATACCCGTTGGTATACAGACTACACAACGACCATTCAGAATAGATACAATAAATGATAGTAGTAGTAAGTACCGACGAGAAACTAGGTTGAAATCTTACAAGTTAGTGCCTGTTGTCCCCTTCTTTACATGTGCAGGTTACCGACGGACACCGATGGTGACCAATGGTTACCGACGAGGTAATGGTTAGGAAAAAAACCAAAGATAACGTAATCGCAAAACCGAAAAACCCACGACGACCCGCCCCCTTTAGGTTATTGAGTGAGCATTGTTTTGTACCATTTTTTTTAGGTTTTGTACTTTTGTAAACAATCCTTAACTTAACCTAATTAATAAAAGGAGAAATACACATGCCAGCAGATAGACCATATCCAGGCGAAGATCCAGCCGTTGCACGTAAGAGAATAGCCAAGAACCGCGCTAAAGCTCGCAATGAAGATAGAACTACTACCTACGACAGTGTTAAGACTAAGGCCGACATGATGGCCGAGAATATCTCCAGTACCATTAAAAATATGGGTGGGGGATACTAGGGGCTACCTAGGGGCTACCTAGGGGCTAGCTGGGGCTGATTAGCCCCACAGGTAAAGGTAAAGGTATAAGTAATAGGTATACGGGTATACCGCGAAGTTTAAAATAAAAAAAGGGGGTATCACATTGATTGAAGCAATTATACTGTCAACCCTATTGAGTGTAGAGCCAGCTATTGTAAGTGCGACAGTTGAGCCAGAGATTAAGCTGGAGAGAAAGCGCTCGCATAAACGAAGACGAAAGATCAGAAAGCCCGTTAAAGGACTAAGATGAGATCCTACAAGGTTAAGGGTAAAGATCACTACATATATGACCTGGAGTCTGAACTCCCAGATAATATACATCCGATAAAAAATTGGCGCGACGGGATCCCAGGTGATTGGGTTCTAGCGGATGATAATGCTTATGTGCAGATCTTGGAAAGAAAGAAAATGGGGAAAAAAGAGATCCTGCGCACATGTGTCGGAACCTACGTGGTGAACCAAGCCATGGATACCGCTGAAAGAGATAGTCGATACACAATAAACGGGAAGCTTGATTCCAAAACAATTAAAGAGCGTAAAAAACCAACAGACAGGGAGGTAATCTTCGCTAGTAAGGTAGTTAGGGGAGCAGACGCGGTTAAAGCCTACATGGAGGTATATAACGCAAACAGTACAGATTATGCTAAAAGGCGCTCTGCATTGCTATTAAAAACAGAAAGGATAAACACACTAATGAATCCAACTAAAGAAGAATTAACTGAGGTTTTTGCAAGTCTAGATGTAGATCTGAAGTTCTTAATACGAGAAGCTAAAGATCAAGTGATAGATGGAAAGAACGGTAGCGATAAGATGAACGCACTTAAAATGCTATGGGAAGCCTTTGGGGTTGTTAGCCAGAAGAAGGTTACTGAAATTGCTGGTATATTCCAGGGATTTGAACCAGCCCAATTAAAAGAAGTAGAAAGACCGTCATTACCAGAGTATCAATCAACTGGCGATGAAGTGATTTAATGGCCAATATAAACACGCAAAATGTCTCAGAGGCAGAAGAACTGCTTTTGGCAGCCAAGAATGATATAATTGCCTTTGGCAAGCTGTTTCTGCCAGACGACTTCACAAGATCCGAAACACCATGGTTCCACTATGAGATTGTAGACGCAATAGACGAGATGGATGGCGAACTGCATAAGTACCGCAATCTTGCAATTATTATGCCTAGAGGTCATGGAAAGACAGTTATAACAAAGGCTGATATTATGAGATCTTTTTGCTTTGCAGATGAACCACTATTTTACGGGTGGGTATCAGCAACCCAGAAGCTGGCGGTTGGAAACATGGATTATGTTAAAACTCACCTAGAATTTAACGAAAAGATTAAGTACTACTTCGGTGATATGAAAGGAAGAAAATGGACAGAACAAGATATAGAGCTTAAAAATGGATGCAAACTTATTTCAAAATCCAACATTTCTGGTATACGTGGTGGTGCTAAGCTCCATAAGCGTTATGACCTTGTTGTTCTTGACGACTTTGAAGACGAGAATAATACGCTCACTTCAGAGTCTAGGTCAAAAAATGCAAACATGGTCACAGCTGTCGTTGCTCCTGCTTTGGAGCCTCACGACGGTCGGCTTCGCATTAATGGCACGCCTGTTCATTACGATTCATTCATCAATAACCTCATTAATAACTATGAAAAATCTCAAAGCGAAAATAAGGACTTTTCTTGGAAAGTAATGCTGTATAAGGCTATACGAGAAGATCAAGCGCTCTGGCATAGCTGGTTTCCGCTTACCAAGCTGACTGAGAAGAAAAAGTTCTATGTAGACTCTGGAAAGCCTCACAAGTTCTATCAAGAATATATGATGGAGGTTCAGTCTGCCGAAGATTCTATCTTTAATATGAGACATGTTAAGCATTGGGACGGTTTTTATAAGTTTGATGAGAGTGAGATGATGCCGTATCTGCACTGTGCGGGAGAAAAAATACCAGTCAATATCTTTGCGGGTGTCGATCCAGCCACAGACTCAGAGAGAAGAGACAGTGATTATAGCGTTATTATTATAATTGCATGTGATGTTAATGCTAATATATACGTGCTGGATTATGTAAGAAAGAGATCATTGCCCGTACTTGGCATACCAGGCGAAAACAAAAAAGGGATAGTTGATTATATGTTTGAGCTTAATAATAAGTATAGCCCATCACTATTTACGGTTGAAGATACTTCAATGTCTAAGCCAATATTTCAAGCGCTCAGGAGCGAGATGAGAAGAAAGAATGATTTTAGCTTGCGGTTCAAAGAAGAAAAACCTGGAACCAAGCAGAGCAAGCTTGATAGAATACAGGGAGTTTTAGCTCAAAGAATGTCAATTGGTGCGGTGAGAATACGAGACTCCCATTATGACCTCCAACATGAGATACTTACTTTCGGCAAAAGAATGGCACACGATGACACTATAGACGCGCTCGCATATGCAGTTAAGTATGCTCATCCACCAAGTGGCTCTGAAAGTAAGTCTGGAGACTGGGTAAGACGGCAGGTTGATAAACCAAAAAGCTGGGTATTAGCTTAGTGGCTGACAAAAAAGATGGAGCACGCTCGTATCGTGGAAGCGTGATAGGTGACAGTATGAATCTGACGATAAACATAAAGTGGCTGCTTCAACTTTTTTAGTTGGGGCAAATCTAAGGGGAAATAATGGCAAAGCAGACAGCAAAAACGAAATCCGATAGAGTAAGAGACCTTTATATTAATCTAAATGGTGCAAGTCGCCAGCGCTGGGAAAAGATTAATCAGCAAGGTCACGACTTTTATCTAGACAATCAACTTACTCAAGATGAAAGTGATACCCTCCAGAGGCAGGGAATGCCAACATTTACTATTAATCGCATTATTCCTATTGTAGAGATGTTAAACTTTTATGTTACTGCAAATCAGCCGCGCTGGCAGGCGATTGGAACAGAGGGCTCTGATGTAGATGTTGCCAGT